TGTTACTGCATATGGATCAACATAAACACGATAGCGGCCGTTAAGTACGCCAACAAAAGTGTTTCCTGCATCATCAGGATTAAGATTGTTGCTATCAAGAGCAGGAGCGTAATCAAGAACTCCGGCCATTTGAAGTGCAGAAGCGACATCTGAAGAGGTCATAATCATATTACCTTTCCCTCTACGTGTCTTCTTCGCAATCTCGTTTGCTTCTCTTTCAATCTGGAACATGAGACCTTTAAACTTCTCTACGGACCAGCGACCATTTGAGTCTGTGTCAAGATCAAAGATACCTGTCTGTGTCACATTAGTTTGGGCACCAACAACGGCTTCTCTGTAAATCTTACGAATAACTTCACGGTTAATTTCTGCAAGAATCTCAGCGGAAAGAATGTTGCTGAGTTCTGTTTCTGCATCAAGACCATGAACTGCTTTAAGATCCTGAGCAACTTCCATTGTGTAATCTGCTCTTAGGGCTCTTGTTTTCGCCGTAACAGTAACCTTCTCAATTGAGAAAGCCATGTTATTAGGTGTCATTGTTTCACCTTGAGCGGTTGATAATCCACCTGCTACTAATGTTTGAGAAGCGTTAGCGGTACCGTCAGTATGAATATGAAGACCAGGAACATTAGTGTCCTGTGTGGCGGCGGAGGTATTAGAAGCATAACTTGTATCTGCTTCGTTGTAAAGGGCCTCTGGTGACTGACTCATTGTGACATATCTTGCTCTCATGGCAAAAATAAGTCCAGTTGGTCCAGTCATGGGCTGTACACCGCAGACATCATATGCAATGAGATTAGGCATTGCTCGTCTTACGAGTGAAATCATAATGGGATCATACTTTGCAACCCCACCAACATCTGGGAATGCGCCTGACGCCTGTCCCTCTGTTAAAAAGTTTTGTGAAGAAAGAACTTGATTGTCTTCCTGCATGGACTTTTCTTGGTTTTCCAATAAAACAGTTGTTACTGCTTTACGATATGGGTCGTCTATTTTACCCAACTCTGGATGATCAAGAATAGGAGCCCACTTTTTTTGTAAATTTTCTGAAAGATACATGTATAAGTCTCCTTAGTTGTTATATGATATTAGTTCTAGAAATAGCATCTGCATATTTTCTGATTGACTCAGGTGCTTCTGCCATTGCATCGTCTGAAGAATTTTCTTCATTAGGTTCCATGTCGTCTTGTGTGTCTTCGCTCAAAACCTGTTTATCTTCAGCGTCTTCTTTACGAAAATACTTGTCCTTGATGATCTGAAGTTTTTCAGTATATGTTTCTTCATTTTCATACTCAATACCTTCTGCCAATTTGATCATTTTTTCTTGATCAACTTCGGTCATTCCTTCTGAAACAGTATACAAAGAATCCATCTTTTTGTACTCTTTGAGTTCTTTAGATGAATCAATGTTTTTCTGTATCTCAGAATTTAATGTTCCTTCAAGGTCTTCAACTTTAGCGAATAGATCATCAACAAGGTCAACTTTTTCATCTGGAATATCGACATAATGTTCGACAAACAGATTTTTAAGACCGACCATGAAATCTTCAACGATTTCTGAACGAATACCCTTATCAACTGCAAGTTCATTTTCTTGCATCCATTCTTTAACAACATAATTCATGAAATCATCTACCTTTTCAATCATAACACTACGATTGTTTTCAATGGCTTCTTGAAGTTCTGTTTTGTATTGTTCATCAAGTTTATCTATTCTTGTGGAAATTTCATCATTAACTCTGGCAAAAACTGCGGCTTCAAATATAGTAGCCGCTTTTTCTTTAAATTCGTCTGAAAGTTCCTCGCCTTCAATAAGTGCTTGAACATCACTTTCCAAGTTGAATTCTTCTTTAGCAACTACTTCTTTTGTTTCTTTTTTATTTTCAGAAACAATTTCATTACCTTCTTCATCGAATTCTACATCTTCAACTTCGTTAAGTGCGCCAAGAATTTCAGCAACTTCTTCTTTGCTCATCTCGTCTAACTTATCGTAAATTGATTTAATAAGTGACATTTTTGATGCACT